TTAGAATAAAAATATGCACCTTGAAAAGAAAAGATTTTTTATTAAAATTTATTAGAATAAAAATATGCACCTTGAAAAGAAAAGATTTTTTATTAAAATTTATTAGAATAAAAATATGCACCTTGAAAAGAAAAGATTTTTTATTAAAATTTATTAGAATAAAAATATGCACCTTGAAGAAAAGCATCTGCTAAATCATCTTTCTTTTTATGGGAATTAAAATGTTTTTGCCAATTTTCTAAATGGTTTGTCAAAATTAAACAATATTTAATACCTAAACTTTTAGTCAATTTATAAGATTTAGTTTCATCTGTTAATTTAGCTTTAATTAGTTGTTTGGTATCTCCATCATCGGCTAATTTTAATTTATTAGATGGTGACATAAATTTAACTTGTGTAATATTTGAATTTGTACGAGTTTTATCAATAATACCTCTAATTAAATAATAATCATATAAGGTTGATGCTATTGACTTCATTCGTGGATTTTTCAAAGATGGTTGATTTTCAATTACCACATAATCGGCTATTAATAAATTATTTCTTTTTTCCAATTCCATAATTAAACTATACTTAACATCATCAAAATTTAATGTATTTGAATTTTTTAGTTTAAATGGTTTTAGTTGCGATGATTTTATATCTGACTTATATTTTTGTTTTGCATGAGTTGTACATATATTATCAATTACATCATTGTTAGTTTGATAATATTTAGCAGATTTACCACAAACTTTTATATTTGTACCTGATCCTATTTGATATTTACAATTACTTTCTTTTTTATTATCACATTCTTTAAAACATTGATCAAATTCTTTTACCACAATCTCAACTTTTTTACCATGAGTTTTACAATAATAATTTGTTTCATTTTTAATACTATTAAATAATTTAGCATTGGCTCCGCACTGACATTTTTGTTCATTTCTATTTGTTAAATCAATATTATTCCAATCTAATATATCCCAATCAACTTTAATAGTTCCATCAACATTGATAAATTCTTTTTGGGTTAATAAACAATATGCTAAATGAATAACACCAACATCAAATGATAATATAATAGGAAACTTTTTATTAGACATTAATAATATATAAAATTTATATAGTTAAATCAATTTAATTAAAAATTGATTAAAATTTAATTTAAAAATATAAAATATTAAATAATCAAAATGAGTGGAAAATTAGAACTAATTATTGGGCCAATGTTTTCTGGAAAATCAACAGAATTAATTAGAAAAATTAGACAATTACAAATAATTGATAAAAAAGTTTTAGTAATAAAACCAAAAATTGATATAAGATATAATATTAATAAAATCACATCTCATAATTATGATTCTGTTGAATGTATTGACTTGAATAGATTAGATGATATTACATATATAAAAGACTATGATACTATAGTTATAGATGAAGGACAATTTTTCCCAGACTTATTAGATACAGTTGTTAAATGGATTGAGAATTATTTAGTTGATATAATAATCGGTGGGTTAGACGGAGATTTTCAAAGACAACCAATAGGATCAATATTGAATTTAATACCATATGCAGATAGTTGTATTAAATTAAGTTCACTTTGTAATATCTGTAAAAATGGTACACCTGCACCATTTACATTTAGATTAATTGAATCATCTGCTAAAATATTAGTAGGTGGTGCAGAATCATATAGTCCAGTATGTAGAAAACATTTTATTCAATTAAATTCAGAAAAATGAACAAAACTATTAAATTTAAACATTGCTATATTTTTAATAAAATTATGATCAATTGCTTGAAAATTAAGAGCTACTAATTGATACTTATTTTTCCAGAATTTAGTTGGATCATAATTTAATGATAAATGACCTGATAAATTAGATGTTGGATAAATTCTTTGAATAACTCCTAATTTATTAGGTTCATTTAAATTATTGTCAGTATTATTAGTATTATTAAAATATTGGGATTCATTAAAAGTTCCATCAATAATATCGGTTAATTCATCTGTATAACCTTCACCAGAAAGAAATATTACTTTATTTAATAAATTTTTAATTGGTTCGTATGTAAATATTTTTCTATTAGGTCCTTGAGAAATTTTAAATGATTGATTTAATAATTTATCTCCTAGTTTTTGTATAATAATTTCTCGCATTTTTTTTTGTACAAGATTTAATTTATTTGTATTTAATTCTAAACATATAATTAATGGATCTGATGTTAAAAAACCAAATTGTAATATAACATTAATACATTCTTCAAAATTAATATAAGATGTTGTAAAATAATCTCCTGATTTTCTTTCTAATCCATGTGCTACAATTGGAGTCATATCATCTAAAGTAGTTCCTTTATTATTTTTGGCAAAACAATCTAATTCTATTACACGTGCACCCATTGCTAATGCATATTTAATTGCTTCACATGATACAATATCAATGTTTTGGGTACATGGAATATATGTATTATGTGAAGTATTTATGATAAATTCATAAAATGGATTTAATAATAATTCTGTTTTTAATTCAATTGGTTTTATTGTTCTATTAACAATAACTTTATTAGATAATATAAGACACTCGTTTGTTCTTAATATATTCCCAATTTTTGAATATTTTCTATAAAATACTTTTACTAAATAATATATTATAATTAATATCAGTATTATTAAAAATATTTTATGATTTAAATATTTATTTTGTCCATTATATTTAAAAATACGAGGTTGTATTAATAAATAAAATAAAATTATCAAAATAAAATAATCAAATAATAAATTTTTAATATAATTATAATAATATTCTATCTTATTTGTATTTAATAACTCGTTCACTTTTAGTTCATTTAATTCTATTATTTTATCTAAATATGTTTTTGATTCATCCATAAAATATTATTATAGTTAAGATTTTATTTTTTTTACTCTTAATAATTTATTATTTTGGCTAGTTTCTTGTTTTATAAATCTGGTTCCTAATATTCTTATAATTTTAGTATTCTTTATTGAATCATTTATTCTTTGATTATTATTAATTATTTTTTTTGGTGAAAAAGGAAAACTATAAATTTCATTATTTCTCATTTTATTATACTATATTGGAATATTTTATTATTAAAATTTTTAATAATAAAATTACTTGTCAAAAAAAATGAAAAAATATATTTAAAGATTATGATCTTTAAATATCTAAGAAATGACCAACAAATCAAAATGGGATACTTTTGAATTCATAGATTATTTAAATGTTGAATCTAATGAAATTAAAGATTTACCAAGCGGAATTAGTATATCAACAATGTGTTCATCATGTAAATTAAATACAAGATTAATAATTCCTAATATTGAAAAGTATTTACAATTGAATCCAGATGATATTCTTACAGTTGAACCTAATAAAGAAAAATCACGTAGTTTAATAAATGCAAAAAAGAAACCAAAACGTATGAAAAAAGGTGAGTTAAAGCAAAAAGATGCATCTAAAAAACATTTTTATAATCAAATTACTGTAGTTGTTAGAGTTAATGATGGGGTTGTTAAAGATTTAAATACAGTTCCTAAAATTAATATGAAATTATTTAAAAATGGATCAGTTCAAATGTCTGGGTGTAAATCAATCAAAAATATTAATATTGCATTAAATAAATTAATATATAAATTAAAAGAAATAAAAGCAAAAATAGAACAGAATCAAATTGTTGAAAAAATATTTATTGAGGATCATGATAGTATAACTGTTAAAGATTTTAAAATTGATATGATTAATTCAAATTATCAAGTCGCTATACAAATTGATCGTGATAAACTTTATAGTTTATTATTAAAGAAAAAAATTAAATCTTCTTATGAACCATGTATTAGAGCATGTGTAATTATTAAACATGTTCCTATTAATGATAATAATGAACAAAAAGAAGTAAGTGTTTTCGCATTTCAAAAAGGTAATATAATTATTACTGGTGCTAGATCTAAAAGTCATATTATTTCGGCTTATTCATATATGAATGAAATACTTTTAACTCATAAAGATGAAATTATTAAAAAAGATGAAAAAGAAGAAGAAGAAATTATTATGAATATATATGAAGGTATATTAAAAGATATTAATATTGGATTAATAAAAATATAATTCTAATAATCTTCACCATTTGAAAATACTATCTTTTTATCATTATCAATATATAATGTATGTTCATACTGGGCTGTATATGCACCCTTATTTACACATAAAGGTGGATAACTATGTAAATAATTATGAGTTGTTAAAATATTTAGATTTGTTTTATAATTACTAAAATTAAATGTTTCAACATATCTATCTGTAAAGGGTAAAGTACTAAATGATTTATTTATTTGATTTAGTAATTTTTTTGTTGAATTTAATTTTAATTCATTTATATTATGTATATTATTTGGATTTATTCGGTATAAATTTGAATCATTTGATTCAACTACAGTATTATTACCTGTTGAACCAAAAGTCTCTACAGCATATACACCTTCTTTAAAACGATAATTTGATGGTAAAGTATTTTTAAGATTCACAATTGGCAAAAACATTCCACCATGAATTATTCCTTTCTTAATATTATGTCCTCCTAAATTACGAATTGATCTAATTGGATATAATTTTCCATCTAATATTATTTCATATGATTCCATTACTTCTTGAATTTCTTTACCCCAATCTACTATATTCACATCCATCCCTATATTTTTGATTCCTGTTTTAGTTGCTTCTTTTACTGCATTTATTAAAGGATCATATTTTGGAGTAAAAGAAATTGTAAATGCTGAATCTATTATCCATCCATTTACTTCTGTTCCAAAATCTATTTTAATTATATCATCTTTTTTAAGTATTGATCTATCATTTGAATTGGGATGCCAATGTGCTGTACATTCATTTATGGATAATCCAACAGGAAATCCAATACCTTTATTAATTGATTTAGATTCATTACTTAGTTCTTGTGTTTTTAGTTCAATTATTTCGGCAATTTCTTTTAGTTTTATTCCTGGTTTAATACAAGGTTGTAAAGTTCTTCTCACTTCTTTATGAATTGCCGCAGCATACTCTAAAGACTTTATTATATTTAAATCATCTGGATATTCATTTGGAATATTGATATGATTGAAAATTGGTTCTACACCTCTTATTTCTAGATCAATATTAATGTACTCTCCTAAAGTTCTATACATTTTTTTGATGATATATATCATTAACTAGAGGATTATTATTTAGAGTATTTATAAAATATGGATTAATATAATATGAGGATGTCTCAATAACTGGTTTGCTTATTGAATATATATTTTGAATTGTATCTTTACTTATAGTAGGCATAACACTCATATCTAATGGTTTACAAGGATGAGATACATAACTATATAATTCACGTCTATCATTCATTCTAACATTATCTTTATCAATGTATGGACCATATACATCTCCTTTACCATTAGGATTTCTATTATAAGTTAATTGTTCACGTCTTTCATCTATTTCCATATTATTTATAGCATCATGAGATATTTGTCCATCTACTCCACCATGTAAACCACCTGTATAATCATGTAACATGGTTGTTTGTTTTAATGTAGTTCTTGCTATATCTTCATTATCTTTAACATAATTTCCCATATTTAAATTATTTAATCTACCCATTGGAGTTGAAGATAAAGTGGTTTCTTTAATTGTTGGTCTTGCTTTATTTTCTTTATTTATTACATAACCAGTTTCTACAGTCTTTGGATTAACATGTCCTACATATTGGTTATGTTCAGTTGTTTGTCGTAGTGTTGATTTAGCATTATATTGTTTATCTATTATATAATTAGATGTTAATTGAGATGGATTACCTGTAGGACGATTAGATATTAATGTAGATTGTTTAATTGTTGGTTTAGCATGATCTTGTAAACTAGTATATATATCTGTAACTAAACTTTTAATATTAATTTCAGGTGTCATAAATAATGTATCTTGTTTAATGGTATTTTTAGCAATATCAGTTAATTCAACATATCCACTATTTTCTTTTGGTGCAACATTAATTGCCATATTATGACTAGTTGAAGATCTTAATGTCATTTTAGCAAGATCTTTATTATAAATTGGTACTGATTTTTCTTCTCCTCTAGTATTAATTACAATATTATGACTAGTTGCAGGTCTTAATGTCATTTTAGCAAGATCTTTATTATATATAGGTACACTTTTTTCTTCTCCTCTAGTATTAATTACAATATTATGACTAGTTGAAGGTCTTAATGTCATTTTAGCAAGATCTTTATTATATATAGGTACTGATTTTTCTTCTCCTCTAGTATTAATTACAATATTATGACTAGTTGAAGGTCTTAATGTCATTTTAGCAAGATCTTTATTATATATAGGTACACTTTTTTCTTCTCCTCTAGTATTAATTACAATATTATGACTAGTTGAAGGTCTTAATGTTGTTTTAGCAAGATTTTCATTATATACAGGTACTGATTTTGCTTCACCTCTAGTATTGGTTACTATATTATGACTAGTAGAAGATCTAATAGTCATTTTAGCAAGATCTTCATTATAAATAGGTACTGATCTTGCTTCACCTCTAGTATTAGTTACAATATTATGACTAGTAGAAGATCTAATAGTCATTTTAGCAAGATCTTCATTATAAACAGGAACCGATTTTTCTTCACCTCTAGTATTAGTTACCATATTATGACTAGTAGAAGATCTAATAGTCATTTTAGCAAGATCTTCATTATAAACAGGAACCGATTTTTCTTCACCTCTAGTATTAGTTACCATATTATGACTAGTAGATGGTCTTAATGTTATCTTAGCAAGATCTTTATTATAAACAGGAACCGATTTTTCTTCACCTCTAGTATTAATTACCATATTATGAGAAGTATTTTGTCTATTAGTAATAGGTAAAACCATATCATTTGAAAAAATATAATTAGATTGTTGTTGTGATCCAACAATACCAATATTAGTATTACCATTTAACATTAACTCACGTGTAGTTGTTAGAGGAACATCAGTATAATCAATTGTATACATACTACCACCCCCAACTAATGGATTAGATACTTGACCTTTATATTCTGTACTTGTTGTAGCTCTTTGATTTTCATAATTAATATAAGAGTTAGTATTAATCATTACCGGTTTTTGATTAACAGCAAATACCGCATGACTTAAATCATTTTTATAAGTTTCACGTTTAGCAGGTTCAAATTTAGTTTTAGCATTATTAGGACCATTACCGATATTAGTGTTAACTGCATGTCCTTGATAATATATATCAGTTTCATTTCTTTGACTAGTTACATTTGTATAAACTCCAGTTTGTTTTGGTTTTTCAATATCAGCTCGCGAGGGAATAAGCTGATCAAAAGTAGTTTCTCTAAAATCAGGAAGTTTAAATTTAGATAAATTAGGATCAGGTGCTCTATTTTCTCCTTTTTTAATAGTTTCTAATGGTTTATTTTTATAACTAATTTTTTGATTAATATCACTTCTTAATAGATCAATATTACGTGGATTAACACGATATACAGCATAATTACCTTCTTGATTTTCAAAATCAATACCAGGTTTAACTTTAACATTATTTTGAAAAGGAAGATTACCATAATTATTTTTATTAGATGGTAAATATCTTGTAACTAATTTATCAGCAATAACAGGCATACCATTAACCCAAGTTAAATTAGGTGATGGTTCAAATAAAGGTACTTTTTCTTTTTTAGAAACATAATTTGAATCAATCCCAGTAAATGTTTCTAATTTTCTTTGTGATCTATTACTAGTAATATTAGATGATAAATCACGTCTTGATGTTTGAGGTACCATATTATTATGTGTAAATTTATCTTTTGTTACTACATCATAATGCATATCCGAATCTTGAAAACTAGAATAACCTCTTTGAAAATCTATATTTCTTTGAAGTGAATTATTTAGTCCTTTTATTGTATTATATGAATCATTAATACCAACAGGATCACCAATATTATCAAATTTTAAATCATCAAATTGTCTTAAAAACTCAGGTTGATTATAATTTTGTGATGCTTGTTGTTTTTCAACCATATTTATTTTATTTGATATATTTGAATTATATATAGAATTTAATGTATTTTCATTTTTAGAATTTACTAATGGGCCTAATAAAATACTTGACATATTATTATTAGATACATTTTATTTTTAATAAAAAAATGTTTTTTATTTTTTAATTGGAATTTCTTTAGGTAATGCTTCACCTTTATCTAAAAATTCTTGTTTAGGAAGTTTATATTTATCTTTAGTAAATAATCTAGAATTCAGTCCAACGCGATCATCAACTTCTTGAATATGGCATTGAGGATTAACATATAAATAAGGTTCAACTTGATAATTAATTAAACTTAAACAACGATAAGCATCAATTGGATGAGTAAATCTAGTATCTTCAGGAGTTAATTTCTTACTACATGTTGGTTTATGATGTAATTTACGATCTTTAACAAGATTAGGTTTATTACATTTAGTTAATAGTTGATTTCTCCAAGATAATTCAGATTCAATTTGAGCCATTTCATTAAAACGTAAATCTAATGGTTCTTTTACAAGTGAAACATCTGCTTTTGATCCAATTGGACCATCATATGAAAAACATTGATTAGTATTTTCAGCAAATGAACCATATAATCTATAATCACCTGGACCAGTGCTTCTACCAATTTGTAAATCATAAGCACATTGATCATATTTAATTCTATTAAATGACATCTAGTCTATATATTTAAAGTAGATTTTTTTATAATTTTTTTAAATTAAATAAATATAAAATTTAATTTAAAAATACTAACACAATTATTTAATTATATTTCATTTACTTAACTTTTGGAAGTTCACATGAATTTAGTGCTAAATTTTTTTCATTTAACATATTGTTTACTGGTTTTTCTAAATTATTTGGAGTAATATAATAAATACCTTCACACATTTTAGGAGGTGAATATTTGGGTGATTTAAAAGAATTATTCATTGGATTATATTTTAGAGAAGGACATAAACTATTTAATCTAGTTAATCCATATAATTCGTTTTCTGTATCTGCACGGGAACCAAATTCTAAATAATTTGTAAAATCACCTCCCTGACATTGTTTACAGTTCTCAAATTTACCTTTATACAAATTATATTCTAATGAACTTGTGCTTTCTTTAATAGTAGTAGCATAGGCGCATTTATCATATATTAGACGATTAGAACTCATGGTTATATATATATTAATAATTAGAAAAAATAAAAATTTAAATTAAATTAATTAAACTTTTATTTTACAAATCCATTGAGATACTATTAATTGAATTAGACCTTCTGAAACAATACCTGGTTTTATATAAGATAAATAAAGTAATTCTGATAACTCTTTTTTTAATTCATTTGGATTTATTTTTATTTTATTTTTTAATATTTTTAATATTAAATATTTAATTTCTAAACTTAATAACCAGTTTAATTTTAAATTTTCATCATATTCAATGAACGGAACTAAATTATATAATAATATTTGAACTTTATTAGTTGGACATCCTAATTTAAAATTCAAATCATCATTTAACTCTTCTTTTATGATTTCAATATAAGTTTCTCTTTTTTCTCTATCAATTATATTTAAATAATTATCTAATTTTATTACTAAATCTACTAATAATATATTATTTTTTAATTTTGTTGAATCATTTAATTCACAATTTCCTAATTCTATTTCATCTGTTTCTTTAATATATTTAAATATAAAAAGTAAATGTTTTATTTTATTATAATTTTGATTTTTATCCATTATTATTTTCTCTAATAAAATTATATCTATTTGTTTTCCATTATTAAAATATTTCTTACCATCTCTAAATTTTAAATGTTTATTCATATCACAACCATAATTTAATAAAAAATTAATTATATTTGGATCTTTTTCTAAACATGCATATTCTAATAATGTATGACCAAATTTATTTGTTTGATCAATACAAGCACCTAATTTAAAAGAATATTTTAAAAAAGTTATATCACCAAATTTTATTGCATAATGTAATGGTGTTAATCCTTTTTCATTATACATATTAAAATTTATTTGACCATATTTATAGTTTTTTAGTTTACTTATATTCCCTGTCTCAACTATTTCAAACAAATCATTATTATTTGTTGTTGGTATTATATGTTTAATAAGAGGAATCTCTAGTGTTTGAGTTATTGCATAAGTTAAATATTTACTACATTCTGTCTCGGTCTCATTTATTATATTCACAAACTCTTGTTCTATTGGTATATTCTTTTCTTTAACCTCATTCAATATTTTTATACATTGTTTCAAATATTCATATGATTTATCTAAATTTGTATCATAATATTTTTTTGCTGTTAAATATGATTTTAAATATTTTCGTATTTTTAATTGATTCTCTGTAAGTTTATTATCTTGATTTTTCTTAGATTTCATTATAATACTTAATTAAAATATTATTAATTAAACCGCAATATTTGAACACCTAACAAACTTTACAAAAATCCATTTTCTTATAATAATTAATATACATTCTCATTTAAAATTATACTTTACAAAAATCCATTTTCTTATAATAATTAATATCATTCTCATTTAAAATTATACTTTACAAAAATCCATTTTCTTATAATAATTAATATCATTCTCATTTAAAATTATACTTTACAAAAATCCATTTTATTATAATATCATTCTAGAGAAAAACCCCATTTTATTATTTTATTATAATAATTAATATCAGTATTATAAAATAGTTTTATATCATTCTCATTTAAAATTATATTTAATATTCTCCATCTTTCAGTTGATAATTTCATTTTATTTTCTAAATATTCACTTAAACAAAAAGCATATGAAATTTTAAATTTATTATAATAAATTTCATATTCTTTTTTAATTCCTGGACCGGCCCACAATTTTGTATCTATACTGCCTTCTACTGACTGATATTTTTTCTCTAAAATTTTAATTATTGGAGTTGTATTTTTATTAATAGTTATAAATGCTTCATCTGGTTTTCTAATTGCTGAAAGATTATAATATTCATACATATAATTTTTTAAACCCCATTGAGATACATATATTAGTTTTTTATCATCTAACTTTTTCTCATAATAAGTATTATTTGTTTTTATAAATTTATATTTATTAAAACCAATACTTAATAATTTATCTTGAATACATGTTAATTTTTCATATTTTATTCCATTTAATATACTTTTATTTAATTTTATTAAATTAGACATTAATATTATTAATAAATAATTTTGGTTTATATAATTTTAATAATTAAATTTTATTGTTTTGGTTACTTCATTATCTTCATATTGATCTTTTGATTGAAAACTTCTCATTGTATTGATTGATAATTGATTTTGTTTTCTTGTCTGAGCACCGCCTCTTGGTATTGGCATTATTATATTATTTGGATTTTGATAGTTTTTATCCAAATATTGAAATTGAAACTCAAATAGTTGCTGTCCTTCTTGTTTTTCTTTAAATTCTTTTGTAGTATTTCTTGATGCTCCACCACTTCTTATTTCATTTGAAATATTTAAATTACCAAACCCTCTACCAGGTCCAATATCACGATTATTATAATAAAATTCAGTTTTATCATTTTTATATTTTTTTAGTCCATTTTCCCAAATAATATTATAATCTGAGGGGTTTAATTCTTTTTTAAGCATAAGTTGAGTTTTATCTTTTGTTTGAATTCCTGGATTTAATAAATTTGTTTCATTATCTATTATTTCACATTTTTCTTTTTTCATTTTATAATAACCAGGAACATTTTCACTAGGATCATCTTTAACAAAAAACTTATCTTTTTTTGTTAAATTTTGGTTAATATTAGATTTAGGTATATTAGTAGATTCTATAAAAGAATAATAATTCATTATAATATTATATAATTTAATTTTTTATTAAAACTTTATAAATTAAATTACACCTGTGTCATCTAAAGTTGTTAATCTACCTCTATGATATGTAGGATCTCTTACTTTTAAACAATTCTTACCTTCTGTTTTACATTCTCCACTATTACCAAAACACCATAAAGCGAAACCAGTTTGATCATTTACTATTTCAGTATTAGGCATTGTATAATAATTTCTATCTGTTATAAATTTACCCCAAAGATCTGAAGTATCTGAATAAGTTTTATTTCTAAAATTTGTTCTCATTTCATCTTTAACATCATCATATTTACATGCTCTTAATCTATTAGGATTAGTTATTAATTCACCTACTGTATAATTCATAAAAGGATTATCTTTTGTTGGTTTTTGACAACCAACGACTAATTTATCATCTATATTTGTAAATTTTTCAGTTGTTCCTAAAAATAAACTTATTAATATTATTATTATACCTATTGATAAATATTTATTATCATATTGACATAATAATATTAATATCATGTAATAAATACTAAATCTTGCAAGAGAATTTATTTTTTGAATTCTATTTAAATTTTTTGTTGGGAAAAAATGGTCTGGATTATCTAATAAAACAGTCGGATTATAATACCATAAATCTGTCATTTAATTATAAAATAATAGATTTTATTTATAAAACTTATAGATTTTTATAAACCTTAAGAGCTATATTAAAAAAAATTGAATATATTAATATTTTGAATTAATATTATTAATACTTAATGGATTTTTATCACAAATTAGATTTTAATTTTACACCTATTCAAACTGAATTTCTTCATCTAAATGAAGAAGAATGGAAAGAAATGATTAGATTATTCTGTATTAGATTAGAAGAAAAACCAACAAGTAATATTTTGATTAATAAATTGCATGAATTTATGAGACGTGGATATAAAATTATTCTATCAAATTATGATAGGGAAACAGATCATTATAATATTTATCCAAAAGTAAAATATGTTAATGAAAAATTAATTATAATTATAATTCCTAATTTACCATATTTTGTTAATATTGAGATAATTGATTTTGAACATTTTAAAGAAAATAATACATATATTTCAAATGAATACTCTAATTTATTAAGAGTTAAAAATTATGAAACTTCTATTATTGAATTAAATAATTTTGAAAGATGTGAATATTTTAAAGATTGTAATGAAAAAATATTTAAATGGGTTAAAATGCACCAAATTATTGTTTTTGCTCATGAACTTATTCACTGTTTAAGATTTTTTGAAACTATTATTGATTCAAATATTAATGATGAATCTAATACTATATATGGTATTGAATCTCAAGTACTTTCATACACAATTGAAGATACTCGTTATATAATTACTGAAAATATGATAAGGAAAGATTTTAACCTAAAACCTCGTATTAGTCATGATTCAAAAGAAATATTTTGTTATTTATCACGATCAACTTATTCAAATTATGATAAATTCACAAAAGAAGATTTTTATAATTAATTCATTTATAATTAAATTGATTTAAGGGAAATTTATTACTATTTTTTAATGGCTTCTAAAAATAATTTATGGGTTGAAAAATATAGACCAGAAAAATTAGATGAAATTAGTGCTCAAACAAATGTTATTAAATCATTAAAAGCATCAATACAAACTAAAAATATTCCACATTTAATATTTTTTGGTCCTTCGGGATGTGGTAAGACTTCAACTATTTTAGCTCTTTCTAAAGAATTATTTGGGAAAAATTATACTGATAGAATTATTGAATTAAATGCTTCTGATGAAAGAGGTATTAATGCTGTTAGGGAAACTATTAAAACTTATGCAAAACAATCTATTAAACATATTAAAGATGCTCCGCCCTGGAAAATTATAATATTAGATGAAGCTGATACAATGACATCTGATTCCCAATTTGCTTTAAGACGAATAATAGAACAATATTCTAAAATAACAAGATTTTGTATTATTTGTAATTATCATAATAAAATAATTGATCCAATAATTTCTAGATGTTCATTATTTAGATTTAAACCAATTGAATCTTCTGATATTATTAAAAAACTTCAGTTTGTTTGTGAAAAAGAAAAATTTAATTGTTCAGATAAATTATTTAAAAAAATTATTGATATATGTCGGGGGGATTTAAGAAAAGCTATTAATTTACTACAAAAATGTTATAATTCATTTGGTGATAAAATCAATGAAGAATTATTAGATGAAATTTCTGGAATAATACCGTCTATTAAATTTAATAAATTAATAGATTCTATTATGAAGAAAAATTTTGTTATTGTTGATTCTATTATTAATGAACTATTTCTTGAAGGTTATTCAATGGTTAATCAAATTATTGCTTTTCATGATTATATTATTCAATCTAATTTAACCAGTCAACAAAAATCAAATATAGTCTGTAAAATTGCTGATATTGATCAAAATCTTATTAAAGGATGTGATGAATATATTCAATTTATGAAACTAGCATATCATATTATGATTACTATTTAATAATTTTAATATAAAGATATTTTCATTTATTTATATTAATATGGATAATAATGATGATTTTCTTCCTTGGGTTGAAAAATATAGACCTAAAAAAATTAATGAAATTATTAGTCATGCCCAAAATATTGAAACTATTAAAAAATTACTTATTGGAGGATCATTACCACATTTATTATTTCATGGAGCTTCAGGTACTGGTAAAACTTCCACCATTATGGCTTTAGCAAAAGAAATATATGGTAATAATATAAGACTTATGGTTATGAAATTAGATGCTTCTGATGATCGGGGTATTAATTCTGTAAGAGAAGATATTAAAGGATTCGCTGAAAAATCTAATATGTTTCAAAAAGGGGTTAGACTTATTATATTAGATGAAGCTGACTCTATGACATTTGATGCACAATTTGCTTTAAGAAGAATTATTGAAAAATATTCTGCTACTATTCGTTTTTGTTTAATCTGTAATTATGAAAATAAAATAATTCCTGCAATACGGTCTAGGTGTGCAAACTTTAGATTTAGTAATATTGATATTAAACATATTTGTATTAAATTAAATCAAATTGCTAAAATTGAAAAATTAAATTATGAAACAAATGTTATTGAAACTATCGCTACTCTAGCTAAAGGTGACTTAAGAAAAGCTATTAATTTAATTCAATCAATATCTATGCAAACTGAATTTATTACTAATCAATTATGTTGGGAAATTGCTGGTATACCTTCATGTGATGATATTAATAAAATATTAAGTGTATTATATAATAATAAAATTAATTTTGATTTCGCATATAATTTTATCGCAAATATGATCAAAAATCAAGGATGGTCATTGTCTATTGTATTAAGAGAACTTATTTTAGAAATTATAAATAATAATTCTATTCTTAAAAAATTACCACAAATTATTTCTGACTTATCTGACTTAGAAAATATGGTTACTAAATCTACATTTGGAGATATTTATATTACTAGTTTAGTTGGTATTTTTAAAAAATAAACTTTTTCATTTAATTAAAAAAATTGAATTAATCTATTATTATTATTATACTAATACATTAATGGCAAACATTACAAATAACTATATTCATAATATTTACACCTTAATTATTGAACCAGTAAATCAAAAAGCTATTGAATTAATTAAATATAATGAAAATATGACTGATTTTATTCTACATTTTGTTGTACAATCTTTCCCCATTAAAATCACTACTGATTTTAATAGATATTGTTTAGCTGAATCGGCACTTGATGATATTAATATTAATAATTTTAATATATCTATGATTTTTAAAAGTAAAACACCAAATAATATTGTAGAAGAACTTGGTAAAGTGACTAATAATAATTTAAAAGAATTAAGTGTTATTAAATTCTCGGACCCATTTCATATTTATCAAAAATTAGATCTTTTTACCAAAATTGAAATTGATTATTTAAATTTAGAAAAAAAATTAGTTGAACTTAGTGAACAATCTATAAATAAATTTAATTATAATAAAATACCTTCTAAATTATTATTAAACCAAACACAAATTTCACACTTAATTATTAATGAAATTAAAACTGTTAATCGTAATCGGGAATATTTACATTATATGATTCCTGATATTAATAATCCATATTCTATCATTTTAAGAATTAAATTTAATAAAGAATCTGAAGTTGGGCAAATATTTACCGATATTAATAATAAATTTGGTTACGATTATGTTGAAATTAAACTTATATTAGATTCTAAAACTTATCCTTATTTCCCTCCAAAACTTGAATATATTAAACCTAAAATTAGATTACCTCTTTTACTTGGCTTAATGAATTTAGATATTTTAAAACTTGAAAACTGGAACTCAACAATTACACTTGAATACTTAATTACTAATATTGGGACACAACTAGAAATTTATATGAAAGAATATATTGATATTAATGATATTTCTAATGCTAATTCTATAATTTCATTCAATTATTTAGAATATGAACTTATTAAATTAGTTTCACTTACTAAACCTAGTTCTAAAAAAGTTAATATTAATATTCCTATTCCTAAAAATATTCCTAAAATATCTAAAATTGGAACATATTGGAAATCTGGTACTGGTTATAGTACTAATGATTCTCAAAATTGGAATATTAATGAATATATTAAAAATCAAGAATTAACTAATAATGAATTAACAAAATGTCTTAATAATATTGATGGTCTTATTATTGATGAAAATATTGATATTATTATTGCAGATTCTATATTAATTAATTATATTATTAATCAACTTGATGGAATTAATATGTTAGAATTTGAAAAGAATAAAGAAATATATATTGCTATATTTAATATTCTTTCTAATTTATTTGGAAAAATTGTTAATCAAAGTATAATTAACTCAATTGGAATTAGTCTTAAAAATTTTTATGAAGAAATTGATATATTATTTAAAACTTCTAATCAATCTATGGATGATGAATCACTTCTTATGGTATATTGTACTACTGACTCATATTTATCTAAATATCAAGAACCTATTAAACCATTATTGATATCTAATAATATTAAAGAAGAATATTGTCATATAATGAAAAATTTACAATTTGGAACATTTGATATTCCTTCTGTACATAGATTTTATAAGGTAATTAAATATAAACCTGAACAAAAAGCTTTAATGAGAATATTATCTGAAGTAACTAGTTTTAAATCTGGATTACCACTCAATTGGGAATCAACTATATGGATCCGAGTTTCTAGAAATAATATTAATATAGTTACATTTTTAATTTCAGGTCCAAAAGATACACCTTATGAAAATGGCCTTTTTGAATTTCATGCATATTTTCCTCCAGATTATCCAAATAGTCCTCCAAAAGTACTTCTTCATACAACTGGAAATGATACAGTACGCTTTAATCCTAATTTGTATAATTGTGGTAAAGTATGTTTAAGTTTATTAGGCACTTGGAATGGACAAGAAGGTGAAAAATGGAATGCTAAAACTTCTACATTCCTTCAAGTTATGGTTTCTATTCAATCTTTAATTTTAGTTGAATTACCATATTTTAATGAACCTGGATGGGAACGTGAAATGGGTACAAGTGCTGGTAAAACAAACTCCGCATTATATAATGAAAGTAAAAAACCATATACTATTAAACTTGCTATGACTGAAATGATTAAAAATCCTCCGTCTGGATTTGAACAAGTTATTAAAGAACATTTTAAAATGAAAAAAGAAGAAATTATTAATCGTACATTAATATGGGAACAAAATACTATTAATTCAAATAATTTAGCTAAAATTATTGAAAATCGTAAAGAATTAATTGAAACACTGGAAATGAATTATAACTAAAATTATTAATTTTATTAATTGAAACACTGGAAATGAATTATAACTAAAATTATTAATTTTATTAATTGAAACACTTGAAATGAATTATAACTAAAATTATTAATTTAATTAATTGAAACACTGGAAATGAATTATAACTAAAATTATTAATTTTATTAATTGAAACACTGGAAATGAATTATAACTAAAATTATTAATTTAATTAATTGAAACACTTGAAATGAATTATAACTAAAATTATTAATTTCTAGGTTTTATTAATTTAAAAATATTTAATGGAATTTGATTTAATATTAAAAGGTACAGAAGAATTTTATCATAAAAGTAATTCTAAAACTTATTTTATTTTAAAAATTGATAATATCAATAAACAAAATTATATGGGTCAAATTATGGAAAAATTTATTGATAATCAAAATAAAAATCCCAAACAACTCCATTTTATTGGAATTGATTTTGAATTTAATAAAATTAGAAAAACAGAAAGAGATATCGCATTAATGCAAATTAATTTAGAAAATGACTCTAATAAAGGTTATATTTTTGTATTATATCCACCTGATTTAAATAATAAAAATATGAACTTATTAAAAAAATTAATAACACATGTACATATTTATAAAATACTACATGGAGCTGAATCTTTAGATATTCCATATTTGTTTAATCAATTATTAATAGACCAAGAAACTATTAATAATTTCTGTTCTAATTTTTATGATACTAGATTTTTATGTGATTATTATCATTTAGATAATAATGTTACTGGAAGATGTTCTATCTATTATTTATTATTAGAACAAAATATTATTAGTAAAGATAAATTAGATAAATTAGAAAAAATTGAAGAAAAAACTGGACCAATATATTTAATTAATATTGATATATATAATTTAGGGGAAGATATATTTAAATATTCATTATATGATGTTTTATATTTACCTCAACTATTAAGAAAATTTTTAAATATGGGATGGCCGTATAAAAATCTTATTCCTGAAATAACATGCGGAATTAATAAATATAAACGAAATATTAATAATGATTTTCATAAACTTGAAAAATTTATTAATTCAATGAATATATTTTTTATTTGGGAATCTAATTATAAAATATCATTAAATAATATTTGGGAAATATATAATGTTACTAGTAATCAAAAATATTTAAATTTAATTCAACTAATTCCATATTTTAAAAAATTTATTGAAACTATTATTAAATTTATTGTATATCAAAATATTTGTAATAATTTTACTGTATATATTAATAAAAATAAAACTTTTCAAAAACATAATTGGAATCAATATTGGAATATTTTTGACTCATTTCCAAATTTAAAAATTATTATTAAAGAATTTGACTCATTCGTTAAATTTGATATATCTGATAGAATTAAATAATTCTACATGTCTTTATCTTAAAAATTAGATGAATATTATTTAAGGAATTATTATATATATAATATAATGCTAAATAAAAGACATAACAATTACAATTCTACTAATAATCATACTAAAAGTACTAAATCTTTTAAATTTGATAATGATAATACAAAACAATCTGAACAATTTGAACAATCTGATGAACATAATTCTAGAAAATCTGTACGTAAACCGGGACGTACTATTTTAGTTAAATCATCTGATAACTCAAGTATTGACGGCACTCTTTTTGATGCTTTTGAAGGTCTTGTTAATAAAGCTGAAACTAAATCATCTACATCATTATTTCTTACATTTGATAATATAAATAATACGGTTAAAGCATATAATAAACTACGATCTGAATTTAGTATGTTTCATATTAGATTTAGTTATTATCGTATTTTCTTTACTATGGAAGGATTAACTGATTCTACTGATTATAATCTTGTTAAAAAACAACTAATGGATTATGTTACTGAACAAACTTCAGCCAATGTTCTATATTGTAGATTATATCGTAAAGATGATAAATTCCTTGGTTGTGGAGATTTTACAGTTGATACATTAAATAGTATGAATATGCTTCTTTCAAGAGAAGGCAACTTAAAAGAATATACTTTAGGTCCTCTTAAAGGAACTTTTTATCGTTATAATAATAATAAAAATAAAAATCAACAAACTACGGATACTAATTAATTTAATTTATATTATATAATATAAATTAAATGAATAATAATTATATAGTTTATGTTTTAATTAATACTAATAATAATAAAACATATGTTGGAATGACTAATAACCCATCTAGAAGAATTAGACAACATAATTGTGAATTAGTTGGTGGTGCTAAATATACAAAAATTAATAAAGATAATGGCTTATGGCAATTCTATGGATTTATAAATAAATTAAATAAACATCTGGCTCTTAGTTTTGAAAAAAAAATTAAAATTCATAGTAGAAAAATGAGCGGTACACCCATACAAAGAAGATTAAAATCTATTAGTAAAATATTAACAGAATATAATCTATTAAATATTATTCAAGAACCATATGAATTTACATTAATTAAATATTAAATATTAAATATTAAATATTAAATATTACATCTTATGTTTATTTATTAATTCACTAGACTTATCTTCTCTTCCTTGTAATGGTTTTCTTATTGAAGCTTCAAAATCTGATGAAAACCCAGGTCTTTTATTCATATTAGATAAACTAAAAACTCTATCACTTATATTAGTTTCAAATTTTAATTTTTTATCATTTGAATCTACATTCATATTATAATTTTTCATCCATGAATTATCTACATTAAATAAACCATCTAAATCAATATCATTTATATCATTTAGTGCATTTGGCTCATTTGGTTCGATTGGTTCGGTTGGTTCGGTTGGTTCATCTATTTTATTAAGATTCATTCTTTTATCATATTTATTTCTTAATAATGGATTTATAAGAATATGTAAACCTATTTTTAACATTTTTATTTCATTTATTTGGATTTCATTTAGTTTTTTTAAATTAGAATATTTTACTATTTTACTTTTATAAGCTCTTATGATTTCTCGGGTGGATGCTGAATTTAAAATATCAAATAATTCATAAAAATTATTCATTAAATATATAAACAAAATTAACTAACTCTAAACTCAAATAAATATTTCTATATTATATTAATGTCATTAATTGATGCTAATAAAGATAAATTATTTAATAAAATGAAAAACTTATCACGAAATAATTGGAAATTAGATGTATTTAATAGAGAAGATAATAAAATATTTATAGAAAATGAAGATGAATTATATAAAATTGGTATTGAAATTTTTGATAATTTTAATTTAAAAAATATTAATATTAAATTATTTGCAGATATTTGTTCTGCTCCTGGTATGTATTCTAAAATTTTATTAAATACTTTTAATAAAACTATTGGTATTGGTATTAGTTTACCTATTGAACAAGGTGGGGTTCCATTCAGTTTTCATGATACTAGGTATAAAACTTTTTATAAAAATATACTTGATAAAAACTATAAATTAGAATTAAATGAAGATAAAAATTTAAAATTAGATTTAGGAATGGCTTCATGTGTAAGTTATCAATTTGATTCTAAAAATGCTTTCTTTCTTAATATAGAACTAATTATTAAGAGCTTAATGTTAATATTACCTAATCTTAAAAAAGGTGGATCATTAATTATCAATTTAACAATGAAAAATATTAATATTGCTTTTAATATTATTAATATACTTGCAAAATCATTTAATACTTTTAAATTATGGAAATCTCAAAATATTTGGGAGACTAAAAATACTTTTTATTTTTTCGGATATGAATTTAATAATAATTACGATCCTAATATATTTAGCAAATTATTAGAATCTATTAAATATAAACATGAACCTATTAATAATTATTTTTTAGGTAATATACATGAATATAATCTTATTTATAAACAAATGAAAAACATATATATTATTAAAATAAAAGCCTGGGAAAAATTAATTCAAAAAAATAAATAATTATTATATTATTATTTCTAAATTTTTTGATACTTTATCACTATTATTATAAATTATTAGTTTTATATCTTGCTTTTTTATGTTTCTAAATTTCTCATTATCCATTTGTTCTAAAAACCTATCTATTATTTTCTTCGTTTTATCATCTAGTTCATTATCTAATTCCTCATAAAATAATGTTATATCTGATATACGTTCATTTATAATCTCATCTAATAACTCATCTTTACTTATAGCAATAAACTTCTTTTCTCTTTTCTCATATTTATAAGCTAAATTATTTTGAGTATTAGTTATCATTATATTTTTAAACTGAGGATATTTATTATTAAAATGAGTATAACTTATTAAATAATCTAAACATAATCGCCTATTATTTAAAACTTCTAATTTCTCATGTTTACTAAATAAATCACATAAATCTTCATTACCTAATGATATTATATTATAATTATTTATATTTGTTATATTTATTTTTTGTAAAAACTTTGGACAGGCTTTAGATTTATTATTTAGTAGTGTCAATAATTGTTGTATCATTTGGTCTTTATTATTATCATCCTCTTTTATATTACACTTTTGTTTATGTCTCCAACGATTTTGATAATACTTAAATGATCTATCACACATATCACATTTATATAATTTATCAACTGATTTTATTGTACTAATATGGTGTTTTTTAGAATGATTATATAAACTTTGTGATAATTTATATGATTTATCACATATATCGCACTTATATAATTTATCAACTTCAGTTGTTGTAATAAGATTGTGTTTTTTAGAATGATTATATAAACTTTGAGATGATTTATATGATTTATCACACCTATCACACTTATAGTTTTTTAATAAAATATTACTCATTATATAAATAAAATAGTAACCTTTAATTATTTATATCTTAAAATTAAAGAATCCTCTTAATAATCATTATTTAATTAAATATAATTAATTAAATTATTATTCAAATATTAGAAATAAATATTCAGTTATAAAAAGATTTTCATTAGATATAACTTATGAAAAAGCACGTAAAATAATTAGTAAAAAAAATATTAAAGAAATTAATAAAGAAGTTTATTATGTAATATCCAGAAGAAATATTCAAATATTAAAAAATATTATTTAGATTTAGCAATTATACATGAAAAATTATGTAAATTAGATTGTAATTTTCTACCATATGGTTTATGGATTGAATATTATAAAGTTAAAGAACTTAGTGATATTATTAAAATATCTAACAGACAAAGAAAACCAGAACTTAGTATATAATATGTATGTTAGAAATAATTGTATTTCTAACTTGGTTGATGAATAAAGTTTCTCATGTACATCCAACCACAATGTATTAAGTAAAAAATTCTTATTTTATAAAATATCTTAAAAATTGATTAATTCTTATTTAAAGTATTATTTTATTAATTATAATAATGTCAAGTAAACAATATATTTGTGAATTGTGTAAAAAAGAATTTAAACAAAAAAGTGATTTTCAAAAACACTCCAATAAAAAAACTCCGTGTATTTCATTAAATGAAATTCAAAAAATTACACAAACTAAAGAAACTAAAATAAGTAATTTATCTAATTTAACAAGTATTTTTAAAAATTGTTTAGATATATTAAGAGATAATGAACATTTAACAGGTGATAAAGCATTAAGAACATTAGCTCATCTTTTAGATTTAAGATTATTAGAACATCAATTTGGTAAAACAATTGATATTGATAATTTTAAATATGATTTTAGTGATTATGGTTTTACTCAAAAAGAAGAACAAGAACATAAAATGAAATTATTACAAATTGTTAGATTCAGTAAATTAGCAGAATCAAAAGAAGCTAACTTACCTACAAATATGAAATATTTATGGAAAGATATTTTATCTGTTCATCCTAAAACTAAAAATATTTTTTTGGAAGGTAAAGGTTTTGATATTACAAATCAATCAACATATAAAAAATTAATTACTAAACTGAATACTTTTGATTTTGAATCAATTGAAGAAGATATTTTAGGTGAAGCATATGAAGAAGTAATTAAAGATGTTATGATTGGTAAAACATTAGGACAGTTTTTTACACCACCAAAAGTTAAAAAAATGATGGTACGATTAATTGATCCGCAAGTAAAACCAGATGGAACAATTGAAAAAATATTTGACCCAGCAATGGGAACTGGTGGATTTTTAATTAATTGTTTAAGACATTTAATTACTCAATCTAAAGTAAAAAATATTAATTTGGATTGGGAATTTGTTAGAAAATTTGGTATAGGAGGTCGTGAGGCAGAACCAGATACATATCAATTAGCAGTCTCTAATATGTTAATTTCATCGGGTCAAATGTTTGATGAAAAATTATTACAAAAAGGTGATACTATCCGAGATCCAATTACAAATAAATATGATATAGTTTTAGCAAACCCTCCTTTTGGTATTGATGGATTAGATTATAATGATATTGAACATAAACTTAGAAATGAATATTTGCCTATTAAATCTAATAGTGCAGTACCTTTATTTTTACAAGCAATTATTTATATGTTACGAATTGGCGGGCGTTGTGCTGTTGTATTACCTGAAGGTCAAGAATTATTTAGTAAAAATAAAGCATTATCATCAGTACGTGAATTTCTAATGAAAACTTGTGATTTAAAAGAAGTTATCTATTTACCAGTAGGAACATTTACACATACAACTATTAAAACATGTGTATTCTATTTTATTAAGAAACGTGAATGTATAGATGCTTTAACAATTAAAATTAAAACCTCAAAAGTTACTAATAAAGAAACAGAACGAGAATATAATTTTAGTAAAACACATATGACATCAAAAGTCAAGTTTTATGACTTTAATCCTGACAATGGAGTTAAACATATGTTATTAAATGTTTCAATTGAAGAATTATCAAAAAATAATTATTCATTAAATTATGCAGAATATTTAAAAGATAATATAGAAGAAGAAACATACGAAGAAGGTATTGTTATGAAAACATTAGATGAAATATGTGAAATAAATTATGGAACTAGAATTGTTAAAAAAAATAATATTGAAGGGGAATATCCAGTTTTTGGTAGTGGACGAGAGACTTTTACAACAAATAAATTTAATAGAGATGGTTTTAATATTTTAATAGGTAGATTTGCATTATCAACAACATGTGTACGATTAGTAAATCATAAATTATTTTTAAATGATAGTGGCTTATCTATTCAACCAAAAAATGATAAATTACTTCATAAATATATTGCATATTATTTTTTTGAAAATCAAAATATTATTTATAGTTGCGCACGCGGTACTGCACAAAAAAATCTAGATATGGATAAATTCAAGAAATTAAAAATACCTCTCCCTTCACTTAAAAAACAAGAAGATATTATAAATAATATTGAAAAACTAAATAAAAAGAATAGAGAATTAGAAAATAAAATTGAACAAAATAAATTAGAAGCAAAAATAATAATGTCTAGTATAAAGAAAATAATTATTAATGATGTGAAAGATGATTTAGAATATGAAATTATATCATATAAAAATAAAAATTATATTTTAGATAATATGGAACTTTTTGAAGTTAATGATGATGAATCAAAAGGTGAATTATTTGGAAAATATAAAAATGGTAAAGTAAAGAAAATTCAAAAAGTGAAGAATGAAATTGAAGTTTAATAAAATCAATATGACTACTTAATTTAGTTATAATTGATTTATTATTATTAAGTATCATATTATCAATAATATAATAAAATTAGTATTCAAATATTAAGATTAAATATTCAGTCATAAAAATTATTATTTAATGATTTTTATGAAATATGTTATGAATTTATATAATATTATTACTTTGTATAAATACCTTATTATAATTTATATTATATAATTTGTATCTATAATATATTTAATAAAGTGTTATCAAATGATTATCAAATGATTATCAAATGATTATCAAATGATTATCAAATGATTATCAAATATTTATTTAATGATTATTTTATAGTTTTCATTATTAGTTTTACTTATTACGATACATCAAATT